CCGTCTCTTTTGCTACATCAGCTGATATATCTATAACTTTTGTATTATCTGGATGTTTAATTGCAGCTCCTAATTGAACCCAATCATATTTATCTATTGTTCCGAGTACAAATTCTCTAGACATTGTACCAATACCAGAATGCATTCTTAAATCATCTGATAGTAATAATATCTTTTTCTTTTTTGGTTTGTTCGGATCTAACTTTCTTAACTTTGGTAACTTAATTTGACTCATAAAAATCCCTATATAACTTTATTATAAATATGCTTTTGGTTGTTTATCACCACCTTTTTGCATTCTTTTTATGTTGAAAATTCCATAAATATTTATTGAAATAATTATTGCACTTAAAACTAAATGACTAAAATTATCTATATAAAAATCGTATGTTATCCAACCTACATCTCCTATTATCCATACTATCATTGCAGCATTAAATTTAGCTTTTGCATTTAGAATATATCCTAATAAAACTAATGCTGTACTCGCCCATCCTAATATTTCAATCATGATATAATTGTTACTGGTTTGTTTAATTTTTTTGCTTGTTTAATTGCACTCATACTTCCATTTGAAGAATCATGTTTTCCTATAAATGCCATCATCACATCACAATCTCTTGCTATCAACATATTTCTATGATGGAACTGAGACACATGATATGGTTTTTCGTAATAATCATCTGACATAGCTGAATATAAATTTTTGGTTGTATGTGCTGGATTAAACTCTCTATATCTCATTCCAAACTCCAATGCATACTTTCTTGCAAATTTATCTGCTCCATGTTTAGCGCCACCTGATATAACGATTACTTTATTTCCAAATTTTTGCTTTAGTTGGAAGAGAGTATCCTTTATCTTTCTTATATTTTGATAATCGCGACTACCTACTATAGCTACTTTCATACTTTAATTCTATTTTTAGCTGGACAAAGATCTGGTTGATCTTTGAACTCACAATACTTACAATTTTTATTATTCTTTCCAGCTACTGCAGGATATTGTCTATCTAAATTATATGATCCATCTGCTTTGAAACTATGATTTACAAATTCATCAATCGATCGAGATAATTTATTTCTTGTTGGTTTACCACTTGCTGGTGCAAACTCTGTAATTCTTTTTTGAGGAAACATAGCTCCTTCAATTAACTTACGTTTAACAATCATATATTTGATATCAATATCTTCTACATTGAATCCATATTGTTCTGCAAAATATTTTTTGTATAATACTAATTGAGATGTTTTTATTTTATCTGCCTTTTGATATTTATTCCAACCCCTTGTACTAGTCTTAATATCAATAATTGTAATTTTATTATTTCTTTTATCTCTAATAACGACATCTAAATAACCTAACATCATTATTTTATTATTCGTATCATTTACTGGATGATAAATTGGAATCTCAATACCTAATAATTCTTCATTTTTTCTAGAAAAATATCCACCTCTTTTTCTTTTGAACCAATCAATAATTGCAACACCGTCTTCATAAAATTCTCCTAATTCAAATTTATTAGAAAAGTGTTCACCCATTTTTTCAACAGCTTCTTTATAAAGATTGAACATTTGATCTTTAAGATATTTATGGAGATCAATTTCTTCAGCTTTTTTTACTGACTCTGCATACATCACTGTTAAGAAATGTTGTAATGTCTCATGCATAGCTGTACCAAATATAGTATGTATCGATTGACTAAATGTTCGAAGATTCTTTGCATATGCTAACTCCCAATGTTTAGGACATTGAGAATACATTGAAAATTGTGAATATGAAATCTTACGCTCACCTGGCAATGGGTCTCGTTGATTGTATTTCAAAAACTTATTCATATTCTAAATATAAGAAAAATATTTCAATTAGGCAAATTATTTGCCCCATTTTTTTGTAGATACTATTTGAGCAATAATACCGTATACTGATAGATCTTGATATGTATCTAGTTCAGATTCTCCAACTGTATCTTTATGTCCAAATACAATTAATTGTTTTAATCTTTGTACTTTATCATTTAATCTGAACCATAACCCAGTTAATGATAATTTTACATCACTATCTGTTCTACAATCAGTTCCTACTGATATGTTACCAGGACCATAGTTCTTTTGTTTTTTACAAAATAAAACATATTGATCTGCCATTATGTTTAAGAATTCATCACATGTTTCAGGATATTCTTTTTGTATTTCTTCAACTACTTCTTTATGTTCATCATTTATTCTATTCTGAATCTGATTGAATACTACTTTATGAGTTGGACTTGTTTCTTTTACTCTACCTGGCGTATCTTTTATTGTTTTCATTTTAATAACCCTTTTATTTCTTTTTCTGATTTACCATATTTTTTTAGAATCGAAATCAAGTTATCTTTTCCTAACAATGCTATATATTCTTCTGCTTCAATACGTGCAACTTGATAATGATCTGCTAATATTTTAACAAGATCTTTATTGTACTTATCTTGTTTTTTTCCTTTGATATATTTATTAAACGTTTTTTGTTTAGGCAAAAAATCAAAATACAATTGATATACATGTTTCTTGCTTAATGGACCGATTGTATATTGTTGGAACATATCAACTATTTCAATATAGTCTGGATTCATAGATAGCCAACGATTGATTAAATATGGAGTAAACGATTTTTGATCTGATTCAGATAATTCAGACCATGGTTTCTTTTTCCAAGTTATATTGGCTAAATGATCAAATAACGTTGCTGGTTTACTTGTCTTCACGTCCTGCTACAATTCTAAATTCTTCGTTAATAAATCCACAATCATCACATCTAAATGTTGGCACTGGAACAATTTGTTCTTTACCTGTTGGCGATACTAATGCCGATACTCTCTTGAAAGCATTAACTTGTCTAAAAAACTGACATCCACAATTTTCACATTTGATATCTTTCAATGTCGATGGATCAACATTTAATCCTTGTTGTCTCCCATCCGATCCTAATAAATTTGACATATTCGTCTCCTATTTTAATTCGTTTAATAATTTTACTATTGTAGACATGATATGTAATTCTTTATCAACTGCAAACGAATCTTGATATTGTGATTCTGCTAATATTAATATAACACTTGCAATATGACCTGTCGCATAACTATCTATTTCATCAAATAAATATTTATGTAATGCTGAAAAGTCTTTAACCTTGCTATCGTTTATTAATTGTCTAATATTCTTGAATGCAGATTTTTTATCATCTTTTTTTAATATATCAACAAGCTTGGTCATATAATTGGCTTGAATGACACTTGTATCATCTATAGTAAGTTTATTATCAATAACCTGCCTTTGACAACTATTCAATACCCTTCTTATATCAGGATAGCCGGCGTTTATAATCGTAACAAGATCTGAATTATCATATGACACTTGTAGTTCATCTAGTATTGAAACAATCCTTTTAGCGACTTCTTTTTTATTAGGAGGAGTTATTCCAAATACTTGACATCTACTTTGAATAGGATCAATAATTTTTTCAACATAATTACATGTTAAAATGAATCTAGTTGTTTTAGAAAATGTTTCCATTAGATTTCTTAAGGCTGCCTGGCCATTAGGAGTCATATAATCTGCCTCATCTAATATAACAATCTTCCATCTTTTGAATCCTACTGTACTTGCATAATTTTTAATCTTGGTTCTAACAGTTTCAATATTATTTTCATCCGAAGCATTGATATACATTACATCTGCATCAACATTACCAGCAATAATCTTAGCTAATGTTGTTTTACCTGTACCTGCTTGTCCATAAAATAACAAATGAGGCACATCACCTGATTCAATATAAATTTTAACTTTGTCTATGATATGTTCATTTCCGACATATCCATCTAATGTTCCGGGTCTAAACTTTTCGACCCATAATGTATTTTCTTGTGCTCCAAACATATTTAATTACCTGTTGAACCATATCCACCATCACCTCTTTCAGTTGCTGATAATTCATCAACTTCTTCAAGATTAATAATTGGGTATGGCAATATTACTAATTGACCTACTCTATCTCCATCATTATATCTTTTTACTTTTGCAAAAAAACTATCTTTTGGAAATTTATATCTAAAAGATATTTCTCCTCTATAACCAGAATCAACTACACCTACACTATTTGCTAACCGTAAATCTTTTTTAGATGTAGATGATCTCGGAAATAATAATCCTACATATCCTTCTGGTATTTCTACAGCTATACCTGTAAAATATTCTATATAGTTATGATCAGAATTAATTTTACTTCCAATGGTTGTCATATCTAAACCTGCATCGCCAGGCTTTGCATAACTCGGAGTAACAGCTTTATCTACTAATTTTTTGAATCTTACTTTCATTTTACGATGTTTGTAATTGTACTAAATAATAAGTTGATTTACCATTCTTTAATTCAAATGATACTTGAGCAAGACCTGCTTCTGATACACTTAATGTTCCTGATTCAAATCCTTTATTTGCTTGAAGAATCTCTTTTAATAAAGAAGATGAAAAACAAATAACACTCATATCAGTCGATCCATCTACTTGTTGATCAAACTTAATTCTATTTGTATTGATTGAAGAATAATTCATAATTACTTCAACTTTACCTGAGTCACATTTGATTCCAAAGTTTTCTGATTCTGGCAATGCATTTTTTGCTTTGATAAATTTGTTAATAAATGTTGCATCTAAATTAATACTTGCATTCCAATCTGGAGTATTCTTAAGATCAGGCACTTGTCTAATAACTGATAAATCAGCTAACATAAATGTCATGTCAATATCTTTATCATTAACTTCAACACTTACAGCTGTACCATCTACATCATTAACTTTAACATTAAGATCATCACCTACTGCTGATAACATTTTTACTAATTGAGGAGTTGCATAAACACCTAATTCATTATTTCCTAAGTCCAGATTATCAGCTTTTATATGACCAATTACGTTCTGATCATCTGTTATAAAATCTGTTTCTAAACTTCCATCTTTTGCTACCCATTTTACTGAAGTAGTCGCGCCGGCAAGATGATATCTTCCAACGTAATTTAATAAGTCGCTTTTTTTCATTGTTCTACCTTTTGTTCAAAAAATTGATTAAACTTCTCTTGATTAATTGTTGTTATACTTTGTCCGCCAAACTTACGATAATATTGTTTATACTTTTCATATGTTGTTATCGCTTTATCTGGATCTTCGAACATCTCATAAATACTTCTTAATACGGCTGCCAAATCATTTGGAACCATATATTGAGCTACATCTCTATGAGCCGCTACAATCTTATTTACTTCTTTGATTGTATTTTGGAATACATGAACATTATGAAGAACCATTCTAGGAACAGCTTCTTTATTATATTCATCTAACATACCCCAAGTAAAATCTTGACATGCAGGGTCGCCTAAACTATCAGGCACTAATGTATTATGTTGCAAGTCTGGAATCTTACTTTCTGCTAATGGAATAGGATTACCATCTTCATCTTTATCTGGCTTTGGCATATACACATCACTAAAAGATAACTTCTTAAAATTATGTGAATGCAAAAATGTTCCATACACAGGATATTGACCGGGCGAACTAGAATCTGTTGTTACTACAATTCTATTACCATAATGTTTATTTAATAACTTTTGAATTGTCGATAAAATAAAGAAGTCTGATATTTTTGAAATACCTAACAAATGCAAATATTCATTTTGTACATTTTCAAATTCTCTATTCTTCAACATAAGAGCTAATGCCCACATAAAATCAACTAACTTTTGCGGACCTCCAATTGCCCAACCACTAAATTCAAAATGCTTAAATTTATGATACCACCAATCATATTCGCTAGGATTCGATCCTTGCAACATATTTAAGAACTTAGTTTTACCAGATTGATGTTTTTCAAACCATGCAAAATTATCATAACTAATATCTGCACATTTTTCAAATTGATTTTCATAAACTGTCTTAGGAGGAATATCTAAATTAGCAGCTACATCTGAATTAGCTTCTAACCAATGAAATATTTTCTCTCTCAAATCATCACTATATTTTAATGCACCAGTTGCAATCTGATATCCTCCGGAATCACCAAATACTAATGTATCTTTACCTAACCCCATTTGATCTCTAATATCCATTTTCTTATAGTAATGACCTGCAGTTACTAAGAAATATTTATGTCTCCATTCTTCAGGATATTCATCTGAATAAAATCTGCAAGGAACACCAGAAGATAATTTTTGATCTTTAATTAATGCTGATGCAAATCCTCCGGCCGATAATGACGGGAAGTAAATAAATTCTTTTTGTTTTTCTTTATTCTCCATTAAATAATACCTTTCTTAATCCATTACATGAAAAATAATTCTCATGTAAACTATTTGCTAACTCTGTTAATTTACCTGTTTCAATAATCGAATCATATCTATTCATCCAAATACGAATCTCTCTAACCAAATGATCTTTGTATTTCAAATACGAATCCCATGATTCTGTCCATTCACTTGGATATTTGAATTCATCTGAATACATTTCTGAATAACTCAATCTATCTGGAACCATTGGAATAGCTCCTGCCAATGCTCCTTCGTAACATGAAATACCTAATGTCTCTTGTACATTTGCAGAAAATACCATCTTAGATTTCTCTAACAAATCATGATATTGATCTTTTGTTAGTTTATCATCTTGGCATACTATAAACTTGTATTCAGGCATTTCTTTTGCTAGATCTCTAAATATTTCAACTTGCTTCTCTGGAGCAATTCTATGCGGAAACAAAATGATATCTTCTTTCTTTTGAGGAGTAAACATTGTTTTTAGATACTCCATTGGCCAACCTGTTCTAAAACATTGAACATCATCATACCCAAAATTCTCTCTGAACATTTTTAGGTGATCATCTGATGCAAACCAGTTGTAATCTATTGTTTGAGCTAATGATAATTCAAATGTCTTTACCCATTTATCTTTAATTAATCTACCTAAAAAGTCATTTGGATCATAATTACCTGCATGCCAAAGGCCATGAATCTTAACAGGCACTCCTAACAATTCACTCATATATTTCAATTGAATGATACTAGGATTCCATGCATCTGTATAAATAAAATGATCTCCAGGCTTAACTTCTCCATCACAAAACAATCTACCTATTTTAACCATTTGAGCACTTTTGTAAATATTTGTGCCACCAAAGTTCAAAAATGCACCAGGAGTCGTTGCATCAGGAATATCTGTCGGGCCTTCTATAACTCTTACATTATATTCTCCAAATGCTAATTTTCTCATTAGATTTGGAACATGATATTTCCATTCGCCAGTATATCTACTATCAACGGCTTCTAAATCTACTATCCAAATATTATTCATATCTATCGTATTTATAATCATCAGGTGTAACTTTTTGCATATTCTGTATACTTGCACAATACAAACTATATGGAGCATATACAACTTTTACACTATCATTTTGTTTTAACAAACCTACTTCTTCTTCATTCATCATATACATGATATGAGTCTTGATTCTTATCATAGGCGGGACATCTTTTAGCATACCAGGCTCACATTCTAAACTAATAGTTGTACCTGTTCTATCAATAAATGCATTTAACCAATCCCAATTCAAATCTCCTTTTCCTTTTATCAGTTGTCTAACTGCAGGAGAACAAAAATAGATATGAGGAGCCTTTTCCATGACAAGTCCTTTCACATCTATATCTGCAATAAATAATGTTTCAACATCTGTTAATCTGCCTTCACATTCTTTACCGTACCAATATTTTCTAAATCCTATCATAATATCTTTAATATAACAAATTTATTTCAAATATCCTAGCCAAAAGCAAAAAACTTTCCAAGATTGTTATTTTCAGGAATCTGACCCCAACCTAAAGCTGCATAGAAGTCATTTAATTTATTTGCAAATGCTGACTTAAATACTTTATTGTAATCAATATAACTTTCTACAAATTTTCTTAACACATCTGGATCTTCATATCCTTTCAATGCCATTGTATCTAAACTCATTGGATTGTCTTTAAGATATGTCCATTTAATTTTTTCACCGTTGATCATACCTCGAATAGTTTTAATTTTATGATGACGTAACATATCATTATAATTAAGAGCTGCCTTAACATGTACTGGCGTTCCTTTCATTCTAGGAGCAAATGGTTGGTCTCCCTTTCTTGTATACTTCTTAACATTTTTAACACCAATCGGAAACATAACATCAATTAAATCTAATGATTTGATATGATCTTTAAATTTAAGAATTTTTTCATCAAGTTCAACTTTATCAATATCATTTAGAATATCTTCTAATACTTCTGCCATAAATTTTCTAAAGGCTGGAGGAAATGATGATCTAACAACATCAAGACCTTTCACATCAAGTTTTGATACAGTATGACCTTCTACATTAATAATCCATTGAGCATATCGTTTCTTCGCAATCCATAAACCAGCTTTAGCAACATTTTCTTGTTTTATATCAAATCTATGAGCATCTACATTATGAAATCTTTTACCGTAAATATCATATGATTTATTAATAAAATCTTGAACTTCATCTGCAACTTCAATAGTTTTTTCTGCCATCCAATCTTCATTTGAAATATCAAACTCTGGATAACGATGTTTTATAATTGGTAATGATGAAAAGAAAGTTGAATCTGTATCAGTATAAATACAATAATCTTTATTCTTACCTAACTCTCTTGTATAAAATTTATTACCAATATCTGCTGTAAACTTAATCAATTGTTGACCTGTACTTGTAATGGCAACAGCATTATCTGGATCAAAGAATCTAAAACTTGGATTTCCTAAAACTCCATAGAATGAATTCAAAAGAATTTTTGTCACTAACTGCATTCTGTCAAAATATTCTGCTTTAGCTTCATCTCCTTCTTTTTCATACTTCTTTCTTAAGTTTTTATATTCAACACGTTCATTGAACCATTTATCCAAAATACTTGGCAAGAATCCTTTGATTTGAGTATCATAAACAACGCCATTAGCTGCAATAGAATATTTGTTCTTTTCTAAATACTCTCTCAAATCTTTTGAAGTTTCCCAGCCGTTCCATTGATCTGAATAATGTTGTCCTTTATCTTTTACATATTGATGACCATCAAATTTTTCAAGTTTAGTAACTTTTGTTTCTGGAGATATGTTAAGTGTCATAATGATACTAGGATACAGAGATGTTAAGTCAAGGTCATATACCCATTTATATCTACCTGGATTAGGTGCCTTAACAAATGCTCCTAACAAATTCAATTCTTCGCCTGATCTTGGTCTTCTGCTAGGAGAAACAATATTTAATCGTTTCAAATATGTTAAGGCCGCGCCATCCAAATATCTTGTCGGAAATAAAAAGTCTTCATAAGGACAATGACCTTTATGACATATACTTCTTGCAAGATCAATAAGTTTCATTTTTTGATCTATCTCCCATACAAGATCAACATCATTCATGTTGTAATCAATATATCCTTGAATATCATTTCTCATTAAATCATCTAATGAGCCTTCATACTTCATCTTACCTTTACCTAATTCTTTTTGTGATATAGCTTCAAGTGAATAACTTGATTCTTGAGAATAAGTAAAGTTCTTATATAATGCCATATAATCTAAACATGATACTCCAGATATTCGATATCTATTTCTATGTTTTAACCAAATAACATCATTTATAGGAGATAATGATCTAGCTTGTTTTTCTCCTAATATCTTAACCATTCGATTGTAAAGATAAGGAATATCAAAGAAATCAATATTCCAACCAGTTATAATAGTTGGTTGTATCTCATAATACTTATGCAAAAATTTACTTAACAATGAATATTCATCACGACATGATACAACTTCATATCCTGGCTTTTGTACATTGTCGACCATTTCATCTTTATCTAAAATCCATACAAATCTTTGATCTCCAGCTTCATCATAAATAGCAATCGAAGTTACTTCATTTTGAGCTTCTTCTGGAGTAGGAAATCCAGATGCAATATCAACCTCAATATCAATAAATAATGTTCTATGACCTACAGATGCCTCATCAGAATCTGTATATAGATCAATTAATGTTCTCATCTCTGGATTGATGTCAGCTTCATATAATCCTTCTTGTCCTTCCGGATTATAAACCTTTTCAACTGTTTGGCCATCTAATGCAACTAATCTACCATATGTAGCTTTACGATATGCATATGGCTTATATTTAATTTGTACATGACCTTTTTTGTCATCCCATACATGAACTATATTCGTACGTTTATTATATGCTACTGCTTGATACATTAAACTAATTCTTCCATTATACCAACTATTTCACTTAATATAAGAAAAATAACTGACGCTACCAAATTAAATGGCAACAATCCGTAACCTAAAATTCTGATACCAGATTTGATAAAACTTACTATCTGATGATTTTTTGCATCCGGATGTTCGACTTTTTTTGTTTTACGTTTTTTTGTAAACTTAGTATCTGGGTACATCCATTCCCATTCATTGCCTCTACGCATATTAATTTATTTTATAAATGTTTCTATAATTTCTTCTTAATGAATTATCATCTAATCCATAACCTACTACCCATTCATCATCTATTTCAAAACAAAAATGATCAACCGGTGGACTATCTTTTTTACGTTTAAGTAATGTAACTACCTTTACATCTGATGGCATCATATCATTTACTTGTAGTAATATTTCAAACATTGTTGCACCTGTATCAACTATATCATCTATAATGTAAACACGCTTACCTTTACAATGTATTTCTAAATCTTTTGTAATTTTAACTCCGCCCGAATTATCTTGGCCTTCATATGACTTTGCTCTAATAAAATCCATCTGAACATCGATACCCATATCTTTCATTAGATCTGCAAAGAATGCATATCCGCCATTTAATACACAAATCATTACTGGTGGCAATAAATTGCCAGAAGCTTTATGTTCTTCTGATATTTGATGAGCTAATGCTCTTACTCTTCTTTCTATTTTGTATTCTGGTATAAGTATTTCCATTAATTATTATATCCTTTTATAAATTCATAATATTCAGCTCTAGTAGAAGGATCTTCTTTGAATGCACCAGTTAATTTACTTGTCTTCATACTTGCACCTCCATGTTTAACACCTCTACATTGTACACAATTATGACTTGCATCAATCATAACCGCTACACCATTGTTGTCTTTAATAATAGTATTTACTGCATGATGAATTGCAACTGTCAATTGTTCTTGAATTGCACCTCTTCTACCAAAATGTTCTACTAATCTATTTAATTTAGATAATCCAATTACATGACTATCTTTACCAGGAATATAAGCAACATGTACTACACCCATAATAGTTTGATGATGATGTGAACACATACTTGTTAATGGAATACCACCTTCAAATACCATACCGTCATAACCATCACTAGGAAATGTTGTTATTGCAGGAGGTGCTTCATATCTACCTGCCCATAAATCATTAACATATGCTTTTGCAACTCTGTAAGGAGTTTTATCTGAATTAGGATCTTCTCTCCAATTTACTTTCAAAGCATCTAAAAATTGACCAAATGCAACTTCAGCATCTGCAATCATTGCTAATTTTTCCTCATTAGTTAAAGGACGGCCTTCAGCTGCACCGTTGGCATAACCTGCCTTAACCAATTCTATATCTACAATAGAATTTTCTTCTTTTTTATTTTTACACATAATTCTTCAGTTTTTTATTACGAAAAGAATGATTCTTTTCTTCAGTTATCTTAGTACGAATTATTAGCATGATATCATTGCAATTTCTGATTCTCTTACTAAAACGTATTTTTCATCATCAAAAGTAACTTCATTGTCACCTTTTAATAATCTTGCATGTAACATAGCAGTATCACCTACCTTTACTGTCATAGGAATTCTATCACCCGTTTGAGTGAACAGGCCACCACCTACTCCAATAACTTCAGCATATTCATAATTATTTGAATTAGCTGTTAAAATAATACCACTTTTAGTTGTTTCTTGCTTTTCTTTGGCTTTCAAAAGAACTTGATCGCCCATTGGTCTCATTTTCATTTTATTCTCCTTTTTAATTTATACACCTCTTTCTGTATTATAAGCTATAATATGATCTCTACCTGTCATATTATAACCATGTTCTGCTACCATTTCAAATACTTTTGGATACATTTCAATCAATGTTTCTCTAGTATCGCCTGCGGGCATAATATAAGTTTTATCTTTTGGAACACCTAATTCAACTCTATAATCTTCAATTTCTTTTAGATTCTCTTCTGTTCCATCCCATACAGGTTTATAATGATAATCTTTATGAAATGCAATCATTTTTTTAATTGCATCTGTATTTAATCTTTTTCTGTTATGAACTTTTATCATTCTTTCGTCTACAACTTTACCAGCAGGAGTAATAGCACCAAGTACAGGAACACTATTACTAAACTTCGGACTAATGGATAAAAGATCCAAAGGATAGTCAGTTTCGACAAAAGCTGATCCTTCTGTTTCAATAGTAACAATAATATTTCTTTCATTTGCAAAATGTGTTATTTCATTTATTAATGCAGGATGCATTGTCGGAGAACCACCAGTTAACATCATTTCTTTTACTTGAGGATTCTCATCATATATTTTAATAATATCATTAAAAGTAAATGTTCCTTTTTCTGGATGTATTGATGTATACCAACTATCGCACCAACCACCTTCTCCAAAGAAACATCTATGAGTACAACCTGTAGTTCTAACAGCAATCGTAGGACGTCCAAACCTACTTCCTTCGGATTGAACACACCTGTATACTTCTAATACAGGCAATACTTTGTCATAGTCTTCTATTCTTTTATGCACGATATTCTGCCATATTTTCTCCGTGTTCCCAACATTGTACTTTTTGTACTCTTGCTCTTCCTTCAGTTTCTAATTTAATTTTATCATTCAAATAATTAAATACATATTCTGCAAATTTTTCGCAACCTACATCTTCCATTATTCGTAGTTGAATAAGATCTGAATCATGTAATTTTTTGAAATGATCTAAATATGGATCATCTTTTGCGATACATGTTGTATGATCGAATTGATGCTTAAACCAATCTTTTACGCCGTTTCGTTTAAAACAACCAAAATCAACTACCCAATTACGTTCATCTAAATCTCCTTCGAACCATACCTTAAATCTTAAAGCATATCCATGTACATATTTACAATGAGATTCAGCTCTCCATTGTCTAAATGCTGTACTATAACCGTTAAATTCTTTATAACTTCTAAACATATTTTACCTCATAATTTAATTTAATATAAGAAATAATTTTCATATAAACAAATAATTAGGCTGCAAATGTCCATGCAAACCAATATTTTTTACCATGCAATAAATGTGATGCTATTGAATCATAATCACCTGAAAACTCTGTCATGTAATTTAACATTAGAGATTCACTATTAAATAATGTAAAATTATTTGCATTAGGATATTTTTCTCTAAATGATTTACCGGAACTTTTTACTGATCGTTGTCCTATAGTTTCAAAAACCATAGTTCTTAAATATTCTTGATCATACTTTGGTAATGACTTAAAATCGAATGTTAAATCAACTAACTTAAACTTAAAATCTTTCATCTATAACTTTTTTAATTTAATATAAATATATTGAATACTTTTCAAACGCACAAATATTTGTGCCTATTTTTTAGAAATTGCCTGGTGCAACTTGCATACATGTTAGGCCAATTTCTCTCCACATATTGACGACTTTATCTCTATCATCAAATACTGCAACTACATCATCTTTCCAATCCATTTCATTTAACCATTGTAATTTTAATTTTTCATCTGGCATGAATTTGAAAGGATGTTTTTCTGGACGTAGTTTTAATAAATCGTGATGGCAACCATGCTTAATCAACCAATCTGTTGTAACATCTTCTGTTGATGCACTTCTACCTGAAAAGATTGCAATGCTATATCCAGCTTCTGCAAATACATGTAATGTATCTATTACTGGTTGATTTGGTAAATCTGTTGCAACCAATCGATCAGAAAAGAATATATCCCAATCCATTTTACCATTAGACTTTGTTGCCATTTTTCTTCGACCTTCTATATCGGCTAATGTGCCGTCTAAATCGAATATAACCCATTTTTTACTATTATCTATCATATCTATAACTTTTTATTAATATAAAAATAAGAAAAATATTTCAATTAGGCAAATATTTTAACAGCTTTTTAATCAATAACTTTTAAGTATGAAAATAGATAAGGTTTATTTAGATAGTGTTCTGTTTGATAATCTATGCCTATAGAATCAAGTCCCCAAAATTTAGCTTTATATATTGCTTGTTCATATTCATCCAATCCAACCCATTCCGATTTTTTATCGATAAACTTCTTAGCAGCATTATTCCAATCTGTAGATTGAATAAACATTTCAAGTTTTTCAACTATATCTTTAAATTTATCATAATCTCGAACATCTAATTCAATATGAAATAATTCAACTACCTGTCTTTCATCAATCCAATCAATAGCAAAATCTAGACCATATTTAGGTTTTGTAAATACAAGTTTATTTAATTTAGGATAAATATTTGATTCATTTATCAATTGATCTAATGCATCGCCTGCAAATCCAAATCTATGTAATATATGAGCATGGTCGATAAAAATATTTGGATGATCTTCTATTTGACTAAACCAATGTTGTAAAACTACATCTAACGAATTTTCAGAAACTCTTCTGGCCATTCTATCTTCTGTATGAATAAACACATCATTTACTTCATGATATGCTTTTTCAATTTTATTTAATTGATATCCTTCTCGATCAAAGAAATCTAGATCCCAGTCATCCCATTCTTGAAGTGGTTTGTCTAGTCTTAAGTCTTTGATTATTTTTACATCGTTTGCTTTGAATAACATCTTTTTTCTCCTTTACTTTTGTAAACTCTTCAATATATAATTTTTGTATCCAATCGTCCTTTCTCATTCCTTCTCTCTAGTTAAAATTAATCCTTGTTTAGATAATTTTTGCTGTAATTGTTTATATGTACCTGATATTCTAAATCTTTTTATAACATCTTTTTTATAAGTAAAAATTTCATTTATATCCTTACCTATTACATAATATGGACCTTGATACGTTTTTTTCATTATACTATTTCACATGCCCCGCCTGCACATGCTAATTCACCTTTTAAGTCTGTTTCATCTTCAGATTCTATTATCTCAGACAAATCAACTTTTGATAAAGACCCCATCATTTTTTCATATGTTTCTTCATCTATATCTTCAAATGGGGCTTGTGTATATGTTCCGCCATCATAAGGTAATACTGATAAACCATTATAAGAATCTTTATTATCCCACATCCATTCTCCAGCAGCATCCCATTCATGATCTCTTAACGAAATAGTCGCTGAAACGTTATGAGTATTATTTCCAGATCTATGGCCAGGCTTAATCCATTCAGTAGCAACTTTTTTAACTCTTTCTAATAATTGAAAAGGAGACTCTGTTCTCATAATAGCTCCTTCAGGTGCCTTTTGTGGAATACTAATTACTGCAGTATCATGTGGCCTAAAATATTCATCTTCGATTAAAGATGGATGATGTTCTGCTAAATATTTATACATCGATTCATTTTTTCCAACTCTTATTCTTCTTATATAATAATCATTATGCCATGCATGAATACCTGATGATGTACCTAATGTTAATGATGTTGTTCCTGCAGGTTTCACTGTTGTTGTTCTTGCAGACTTATTGATTCCTAATATTTCTGCTACTCTAATATTTTCTTCTTTTACAATTTTAGCCGCTTCTTTTATGTCATATCCTAATACTGTTCCGGAACCTATACCAGTCATTGATACGCCTATCAATGCATCTTTTTCTGTTGTTCTTTGCCATACTGGTCTTAAATAATGAAACTCTGTATATCCTGCTTGTAATGTTCCGATAAACGATGCAACTTTAACTCTTTCATTAAAATCTTCTTGTGATTGTATATTTGAAACATTTACTTCGCATAAATTACAAAATTGAAATGGTCTTAATGCAATTTCACAACAAGGATTAGTTCCCCAATCTTTATCATTTGAAAAATAAATTCCAGGCTCTCCTGCGCCTGATAATTCTACTCTTTTCCAAAGATCCATAAAAAAGTCTTTGGTAATTTTGTGTCTCATAAGTACTGCAGAATTATTTGCTCTACCTCTTTGTGGATTCAACTCCCACCAATTGCCGGCTTTGGATGCAATCATTTCATCGTCGTGAGCACTAAATAAACTAATAAGAGCTGCTCTACGAATACCGCCGGCCAAGACTGCATCTGCAATATGACATACAATGTCATGTGTTTCCAATGTTGATAATTTTGTTCCATCTTCTTTTCCCTTTAATATACCTTCGACTTTTACTAAACATTCTTTCAAAGGCTGTGGTCCTGGAGCTTTACCACCAGATGTTACTAATCTAGCTCCTTTTGGTCTAATATCTGAAAAATCAAATTTTAAGTGAGATCCTCCGGCAAAATAATTTTTCATTAAAGCTTTTACTGCATCTGCCCAACCTTCAATTGAGTCTGCAATTAAAAATCTTCTTGTCCTTTTATAATTAGGTTTTCTTATCTCTGGTAAATTTTCTACATGATGTTTTTGTACTGAATATCCAACACCTGTTCCTCCTAATAATAAAAACATTGTTTCAGAAAACGCTCGCCAATCATCAATCGGAAGATATGCACAATTATAAATTCTATTTGGGGATATTTCAATTGGCTTACCTGCAAATTGCATACTTCTCATTGATGGAAGTACTTTTTTATCATATACTAATTTATATGCATTTTCAATTTCCTTTTTTAGATTAGGATATTGTTTCTGATGCATTTGCTTATTCCTTGTTACTAATTCTTCCCATGTTTCTCTTCTTTCCAATTCTGGAATATATTTAGCATACTTCATATATACTGTAATATCTGATAAAATTTGTGTTGAAATATCCATTCTTTTTCCTTTTCTTTCTATATTAATGAGTGATTAAGTGTAAAAGAAGTCTTTTGATTTGATTCAAAAAACAACTAATTTTACAAATAAATATATCACGCATGCACTCGCACAGCCAATTTGAGTAACTTTTTCTTAACTTTTTATTCAAAACCATCATTTTGAGTTTCTTGATATTTTCTTGCTAACATCTGCCTAGCCATTTCATTTCCATTATCCATCTGCTTTTGAGTATTTTGGCCTTGTATAGACGTATCTGTATAAATATTAAATTGTCCGTTAGATGTATTCATCTTGCTCGGAAGAGTAATACCATCAGGACCAAACCTATTTTTAATAACATGCCATCTACCTGTACCTGCTAATTTATCTTGCACCTTTCTAGATAATGATAATACAAAATCCGCAACCATTACTTTACCATAAGATTCAGAAACTTTACTTGCATCAATAACATCTTCTTCTAATGCCGACCTAT